ACCGGCGGCGGCACCACCAACGCCGGCGATGACACCAGCCAGACGGCGGGGAGCGTCAATGACTTCACGGCTTGAACGTCGCCTTGCCCCGGTCGCCCGCGAGGGGAACACCCTCACCGGCTACGCCGCGGTTTTCGGGGTGGACAGCCAAGAGCTGTACGGCCCCCGCGGGCGTTTCATCGAGCGGATCGACTCGCGGGCGTTCGACCGGACGCTGCTCGAGAACCCCGACGTGCTGCTGCTCTACAACCATGAGCCCGGGCAGCTGCTCGCCCGCCGCACGTCCAAGACGCTCCGCCTCGCGAGCGACGCCAAGGGCCTCCGCTTTGAGGCCGACCTGCCAGACACCACCCTCGGCCGCGACGTCCGCACGCTCCTCGAGCGGGGCGACCTTGACGGCCAGATGTCCTTTGGCTTCTCGGTCCGCAAGGACGAGTGGCGGGGACAGACCAGAACACTCCTCGACGTCGACCTAGTCGAGGTGTCCGTAGTCATCCAGGCCGCATACCCGCAGACGGAATCGGCCCTGAGGTCAACCACCAACAACGCCCGCGTGCGACGAGCCCGCGAGCTGCAAATCCGGAGCATTGAGTTATGGCAACCCTGAGCATCCGCCACGAACTCGGCACCATCGCTGCCGAGATGCGGAAGGTGAACGAGAACAAGGAGGGCTGGTCCGCCGCCGAGGTGGAAGAGCGTTTCGACGCCCTCAACAAGCGGGCGGCCGCCCTCGAGCAGTCCGTCCAGGACGAGGCCCGCACCAAGCGGATCGAGGACCTGGCGACCAAGGCGAACGACATCCAGCTGCGGACCGCACCGGCGCCCGTCGCCCGTGCGACCCGCACCGGCCCGACCGCGTCGCCCGAGTACCGGGACGCTTTCTGGCGTTACCTGTCGACCGGCAACATGGCCGAAGTCCGCGCCATCACCGGCAGCACCACGAACATCGGCCTGCCCGATGACATGTACCGCACGCTCGTCGAGAAGCTCTACCAGCCGACCAACCTGCTCGGCCGGTTGAACCGCCTCGCGGTCGACGGTGACAAGAAGTTTGCCATCGGCAACGCCCTGCCCACCTCGGCGTTCGTGGCCGAGAACACCAGCATCAGCGCCTCGGACCCGAGCTTCTCGGCTCAGGTCACTGTCGACCCGGTGAAGCTCGTCTGCCGCACCACCGCCAGCATCGAGGCCCTCGCCGACGCGGTCGGCAACCCCGACATGCAGGGGTACATCATGAAGCAGCAGGCAACCTCGATGTCGATCCTGCTCGAGCAGGCGATTGTCCGAGGCGGCGTGTCCGGTGCCTGGACCGACGGCCTCGAGAAGGCTCCGGTGACCGCGAGCCAGACCGTGGCCGTGACCGGCGCCTACTCGGCGCTCACCGGCGACAACATCATCGACGCGGCGCACAAGGTCGCGCCGCAGTACCGCACGGGCAACTTCTTCTGGGTGATGGATGACACCGCCCTGAAGACCATCCGCAAAATCAAGGCGCCCAGCACCACCAGCACCGACTACATCTGGAAGCCGGACCTCAACGGCGGCCTGGTCGGCGGGTTCCCGGGCACCATCTACGGCATCCCGTACGTGGTGTGCCAGAGCGTCGACGCTGCCGAGACGACCAACGCCCGCATCCTCATCGGCAACTTCGACTACGCCACGTTGTTCGAGCGGCTCGGCATGCAGATGCTGGTCGACCCGTACTCGGGCAGCTCGACGCTGGCGGTGAACCTCTACACCTACGCCCGCTTCGACTTCAAGGTGCTGCTCGCCGAGGCGTTCGCCGGCATCACCTTCAGCACGGCCAACTGATAGGGCCTTCCTTTCTACCTCCCGGGGGCGGGGCTTCCCGCCTCGCCCCCGGTTTCCCATGCTCTGGATCCCGCTCGACAACCTCCGGCAGGCCCTGCGCGTCGAAATCCGAGAGGACGACGCCGAGCTTGCGCGCCTCGTCAAGGCGGCCAAAGACTACATCGAGCACCGCACCGGGCTCACGCTCGGGACGTCGACCAAACACCAGTACCTCAGCGCCTTCAAGGACTGCCTCATCGCGGGCGCTCCCAACGTCACCATCACCTCGGTGGCGTACGAGAAGGACGGCGTGGCCTCGACGCTTGCCGCAGCCGACTACAAGCTGCGGTACACGGACGGCCCCTTGGCCATGCTGGTCTTCGACACGGACGAGACGGCCGATGACGGCACCGTGGACATCACCTACACCTGCGGCTACGGCAGTGCCGTACCGCACGACCTGATGCAGGCGGGCGTCGCCCTGGTCGCCCACTGGTTCAGCAACGTGGAGGCGGCCGCCGCGGTCGACCTCCGGCCCGTGCCGTTCTCGGCCGAGGTCATCATCCAGGCCCGCAGCGTCCGGAGTGCCCTCCGATGATCGCCTGCGGCCTCCTGAACACCGTGGTGGGCATCATGCAGCCCACCGACACCACCGACGCCCTCGGCCGTCCCAACCCGTCCTGGGCGACCAAGACGTACATCCGGGCAGAGGTCCGCGACGTCGGTGCCGTCGAGGGCGAGTGGGGGGGCGGCCCGGCTGTCATCCGCACCTTTGACCTGGTCTGCCGCTGGCCGACCCTCCAGCGGTACGGCGTGACCGAGCGGTGGCGGGTCGCGTTTAACGGACGGACCTGCAGCATCGTGGCTATCCAGGACATGAAGAACAAGCACCGCACCGCCATCGTCCGGGTGGTGGAGGTGGTCGAGTGATCGAGAAGGCCGTGTACTCGATGCTCACCACCGGCACGCCGGGCACGGCCCTCAGCACCGCTGTCGGCGGGCGGATCGCCCTCGGCTCGAGGCTCCAGGCCGAGGGCCTACCGTGCGTGTACTACGACGTCACGTCCGACGAGACGGCGGTCATCGGCGCCCGCAAGGCCATCGCCACGGTCGAGGTGCGGAGCATCTCGGACGAGCCCGGCGACGCCCTGACCAAGGCCGACCTGGTGCGTACGGCGGTCGAGCGTACGGGCACCTTCGCCAGCGTCGCAATCAACAGCGTCATCTACAAGGGCCGGACCCTCGACACCATGACGGTGGGCGAGGGGGACGAGCACCGGCCGTCCATCGCAGTCTCCACCTTCGAGGTGTTCTATGGCTAACTCATCCGCCCTGTCCGCGGCAAGCGTCGCGGGCGTCTCGCTCTTCGTTCAGTCGTCCAACGTCACGGTTTCCCGCACCACCCTTCCCATCACGTCGCTCGGCGATAGCTGGGAAAAGAACATCTACGGCGTCGCCCGCGTCTCCGGCAGCATCGAGGTGCTGTACGACAAGAGCGACCATTCAGCCATCGTCGCGGCTCTCAGTGGGTCTACCGGCACCGTCTCTTGCACGTTCACTTGGAACACCGCCGAGACCTGGACGGGCAACGCTTTCATCACCGAGGTCAGTGCGACGGCCTCTACCGACGACCTGGTCAAGGCCACCATCAGCTTCGTGGGGGACAACAATTGGACGATCTGACCCGGGCGCTGAAGGGCCAGCCGAAGCCGATCCAGTTCGCGGGCGTCGCTTGCGAGCTGAGCCGGCCCACGGTGCTCGACGCGGTGGTGCTGGCCGACTTCGTGGCCAAGAACCCCGGCGAGGACCTCAAGGCGTCGGCGTGGCTGCTCGCCCGCCACCTGCACCGGGACGGCAAGCCGGTGTTCGGGTCGCTCGAGGAGGCGATGGCCTGCGACTGGAACGCGGTCAAACCCCTGCTGGAACAGGTGAATTCCCTGTACTCCGAAGGGGGAAACTAGGGCGGGACGCGCGACGGCTCCTAGCCGCGTCCTGCAATCGACTGGAGCTCACCACGCCGCTGGCGGTCGCCAACGGCCTCAACGCCACGGACTGGAACGAGGCACGCAAATGGCTAGACCAACGCAGGGCGTCAGCTTCACCATCAAGCCGACCGACACCCTCCTCCTCAACCGGGCGCTGAACGACGTTGACCGGAAGATCCGGTGGGACACCATGAAGGTGTACCTGCGGGACTGGGCCAAGGCGACCAGGCGGACGATGAAGAAGTTCGCCCCCAAGGCGAAGGCCGAGTACAACCGATACCGCGAGGAAGGGATCAACACACCGCGGAACGGCGCGAACACCGGGACCATCGTGGCGGTTGAGCCGGGCGGAAGCTTGCGTCGATCGATCACCTACCGCGTCAAGCGGTACAAGCGGGGGAGGGTGATCTGGGTTGGCGTCGGCGGCCAAAGGCCGACTGGCAAGGCGTTCTTCCCGGCGGGCTGGCGTGCGCACTTCCCGGAAGGCGGGGCCTACAACAAGTTCCACAAGCGGTACCTAGGCCGCACCCGCTACCGCTCCAAGGCATGGGAAGCCGTGCGGATGTACGGCGAGGAACAGATCCGTGAGGCGGCCAAGGCGGCCATCCGTGCGGGAGGGTTCCGCACATGAGCCGCAAGGTAGGCCTGAACGTCGCCCTGAACCTGAGCACCCAAGGGTTCAACAAGGGCATCACACAAGCTAAGTCGAGGCTGGACCAGTTCGGCAAGGACGTGAAGCGGCAGAACGAGGTGCTGGGGAAGTTCGGGGCTGCCGGTCTCGGCCGCGGCTTCGGGATGGTCGGCGGCGGCATCGAGGCCATCACGATGGGCGGCATGGCCGGCGGCATCGGTGCTGCAGCGGTCGCCATCGGCGGCCTGGTGTTCACCATCAAATCGGTGATGGCAGCCATCGACGGGCTGAACAAGGCCGCGACCGACGCCCGCAAGACCATGCAGGCAGTCGCGGAAGGCAAGGCGGCGCCGGGCACGGTCTCCGGGTTCACGCCCTCGGCCGCAAAGGCGATCACGACCACGACCCAGACCGACATCCTGTCGGAATCGCTGGCGTCGAACCTTACGCCGAGAGGCATGGAAGACGCCATGAAAGGCTACGTGGCATCCGCGGCCCCGAATGTGTGGCGGGCGTGGGCTGGTGAAACCGTCAACATCATGACCGACGCGCTTCTCGACCGGCAACGCGGATCCATCACCGCGCGTCTGGGTGCGGCAACCTTTGCCGCCGTCGCCGGCGACCTGGGACCGGGTGCGGCGCAGATGGCCAATCGCCAGCTTGAGGCCGCGCGCCGTGGCGAGGAGTACCAGAAACAGATGGCAGAAGCCATGAGGGGTAACTGATGGCCATCCAGACCTCCAGAGTTTCCGCCAGCATGGACGAGTCGGCGGGCCGCCTCGTCGAGAAGTGGATGGTGTGGGACACCGCGGGCACGTCGACATTGGACCCTGCGGCCGTCTTGGCCGCTCTGCGAGGATTAAGTTCGCCACCAGTCATCACCGCCGACCTTTACCCGCGAAAGCCGTATGCATCCTCATTCGGCCAAGCCACCGTTGCCCAAACCATGAGGCTGCGGGACATCTCGGTGCAGATGCTGAACGCCGGTTCCGGCTGGGCGGCGGAACTGAACGTGACCTACGGCACCAGGTACACGCTCCGTCGCGACTCGACCACCTCGGCCAAGGCGCTCCTGCCGGTAAACAGGAGCGTGCAGCCGAGCACCCGTTCGATGGCTTGCTACCGAGACATCAACGGATCGGCCGCCTTCCCGACCGGCACTACCCTCGAGAGCACCGCCGACATCGGCGGCACCAAGCTTGACGAGGCAGGCAACCCGGTGATGATCCCCGTGCCGCAGGTCACGGTTTCGCTCGTTTCGGTCATCGACTCCTTCCAGACCGACCTGACCGCGTACGACACCGCCTGGGCGACTCATGGCCTGACGGTCAATAACGCCGCGTTTATGGGCTTTGCGGCCTACAGCTGCCTCCTCACCGATGTCGGCTTCCAGCATCTCGAGGACGAGTACTACACCGCCCGCATCACGTTCCTGCACGACACCTACCTGTTCTTCGAGCAGGTCGCCAAGCGGGACACGGACGGCCGGATCAAGACCGACACCACGAACGGCCAGGCGTCCGACGTCCGCTGGAAGCGGGCGAACGTCGAAGCCACTAATTGGAACGCAAGCACGCTGCTGCCGACGGGAACGTGGGCCTATGACCGCCTGCTCAAGGGCGAGTTCGGGGTGACCCCGTGAGGGGAATCCGCACGGCGATGGTCCAAGGCGACCGCCTCGCGGCGTCGATGTTCGACCGCGCCAACGTTGAGTTCTCGACCGCCCGCGAGCTGGAGAACTACCGCACGTGCATCGGTCCGATCATCGGTCAGATCGTGATGTCCACCGTCGTGACCGCAGACCTGAAGTGGAAGTACGAGTGGACCGAGGTCCGTATGACTGCGTCCAGTACGAGCGTGGCCACCAAGACCAACGGCATCGCCTACGCCCGTGCCGGGTACGCCTACAACGTCAACGAGCTTGCCAACACTGCCACGATGTGGGCCCCGCTCGGCTCGCCCAGCAACGTACCCACAGGTTTCAAGCTGAAGCCGATCGCCATCAACACCCCTTGCCTCATGTTCCCGATCCGCGACACCACTGGCAAGGTGTTCTGGGTCTTCGACAAGGTCAACGCCATTGACGGGGAATGCCCATGAGCCAGCAGTGGAACATACGCCTGAACTACAACCGGCCCCAGGTGCAGACATTCGTCTACAAGGCCGGTTCGCCCGAGGCTCCCGTTGACCTCACCAACTACACGGCCGAGATGCGGCTGACGAGCCTGGACGACACGGATGCGGCGATCACCCCGCTGACCACGGCCAACGGCGGCATCTCGCTCGGCACCACCAACGGGCTGGTGACCATCAACGTACCGACCGTCATCAACAGCTTCCCGGAAAGCGGCTCGCACCGGTTCTTCCTGATCACGCCCACCGGCGGGAACGTCTTCGTGACCAGCGGCACCGTCATTGTTGAGGACAAGCCATGACCGTCAGCCCGAGCGGGAACTGCACCAGCATCACGGTGAACGACGACGGCTCCGCCGTGGTCGCCAGCTGCAACACGGTCTTGAACCAGACGGTGACCGGCGGCGGCGTCAGCGACGGCGACAAGGGCGACATAACGGTGTCCGCGTCCGGTGCCACCTGGACGATTGACAGCGGGGCGGTGGACGCCGGCAAGCTTGCCAGCAATGCGGTCACCTCGGTGAAG